TTGCTTGCTGCATTTGCATTGCGCATTGGCTGCAAGCCCTTCAATAATCTTGGTTCGATCCACTTTTTTACCTCCAAGTGAATTGATAACATTGCGCACCAATGCGCTAAGAAAAGATTGACTGGCGCTTTCTGCGGCTTTGGCTTCGTTGATGCGGGGAACCCCACAACCATCCGCCCAGCTACACGCGCCGGTTTCGTTTAAGAGAATTGCGATATGATCGGGCCGCAGGTTGCGCGCAATGCCAGTGTAGGCTTTGCCGTCATGTGTCCCAGGCGATTCGATAAAGTCACGGAAATAACCGGTTGACACGTCGATGGCCTCGTTGTTGCGCAGGCGCTGCAATAGTAGCGTCGCTTCTCCGCCAAGTTTTTCAGCCTTAGCAATGTCAACCCAAAATTCACCTTTGAGCGCATCGCCGTCAATGTGGGCATTCCAAAACATGGCCGGGGCGTCATCCCACAGATCCATGCTGTTGGCGCTAATCGGCTGGCCGAATCGCTTCGGGTGCAACAATGGCACAGATCGCCCATTCCAGGCTTCAGCAAATTTCACTACTTCTTCAGCCGGGACATACTCGCCGTTTAGCACACCAGGACGAAGGGCTACCGTGGGTGCCACCAAGTAGCGCGTTCCTTTGCGTGTAACTTCCTTAACTGTTCCCACTGTGGCATTGGTGGTCAACTGCGCCGTATTGTAACCACAATCGGCATTAGCCGCGATGGCTGTGCGGTCGCCAGGCCACGGGGGGGCGGCATCAGTATCGTTGGATGTATCGTTGGTTACTTCGCTCATATATTCTTGTAATCCGGCCTTGAATGCCTCGTCTGTGCCATCTTCGTCAATGTCGGTCACGGGTTCGCCTCACTAATCTTTCTCGCCCAGGCAATGCCACTGTCGCCGCCCCAGCCCAACCATGCTACAATTGCGGGGTACGTCCAGGGCGGGTTGCCCTCTTGCTTTTGTTTGGCACGGGCTTTTTTGTAATAGCCCTCATGTCGGATGAACCCCGACATTTTCTTGATGGTGTCCAACCCAACCTCTGCGTTATCCGCCAACTGCCGAGCGCGCCGCCAACCGACTTCGGTCATGCCCTTGACCTCGCCGCCATGCTTCTCGCGCCACTCAAGCACTTGCCGTGCATTGTTGCGGGCGGATTCTGGCAGTTTGTAGGTTTGAGCATTTACTGATAGTTCAGCCATGAATTGCCCCAAAACAAAAAGACTCGCTACGATTATTGTAGCGAGTCTTTTTGTGCTGTATATACCTAAAAGTGGCTATTTTTAGCCAGATGGCTGACGGTGCGTGTTGACCGCCAATTCAAAAGTGGAAGTTACGCCCGTTTTGGCTTTGATGTTCTTGATGTGGTTATAAACGGTGTATCGGCTGATGACGAGTTGATCGGCAATCTGGCGTTGCGGCTTGCCTTGCGCCAGCAGATTGACAACCTCTTTTTCTCTCTGCGTCAATTTCGACATATCCATACACCTCTTGGTCTTGTACCAACAATCACAATATTCAATGCGGAATGTAAGCTTGCGCCGGCTAGCCGCACTATTTTGCTTGTTTTGCATCTTCCCGCCTATCTATGCGCTCCCAACTGACTTCCGTCCGCCACCAGTATACCGGCGCAAATGCGGATCTGGGCCAATCTCTTGCGGAACGTCCCATTGTCCGTACCTTGACGATGTGGCAGACACCGTGCGGCCCTGACTGCGTTCTGTGTTCGTCGGCAAGCGACGCCAGCGGCAACGGCAACGCGGGTGAGCGGGGATCAGGCCGCGCGCCTGCGCGAGCGTGTAAATGCCGGGGCCATAGCCGTTGTCTCGCTCCTGCGACATCCGGTGGCAATGGGCACATACACCGTTATCCTCTGCGGTCTGCCAAAAAGTCTTCTCGTCAATCACACCAACGAATTGATCGCCAGCGTTCTCGTACACATTCAGCAGTGCTTCATTATAGCCACGTACCACCCCGTCAGCGGCGATGCCATCTGTTGGCGTGCGGCCTGCCTTTTGAATGCGGTCACGAATGGTGGCCTTAGCTTCAGCGGCGCTGTTGGCGCGTTGGTAGCGGTCGAGCAGTTGCCCCGTCAACCCCAGCCGCACCGTCATCAACTGTGTGGACAGGAGCAGGATAAGCGCCGCAATAGCGTCATTGTGATCCGCCCGCATCACCGCTTGCTGTGGCGTCGGCATGGCTTCTTCCACTTCGGTGTTAGCCTGTGCTACCCCCCGCATGTACGCCACTGTTGCCATTGCCCGAACACCGCGTTCTCGGTCGCTCTCCGTTCGGCCAAACTCCTGCTGTAGCAAGGCGTCAACAAAACGGTTAAACTCTGCCGTGCGCTGCGCCAGCGGACGGCTAAAATCCACAGTGTCGATGTACTCATTGATGGCAGCATTGACGCGCTGCCACATGCGCCGGTAGTGTTGACGGTAACGTTTGCGCAACACCGACGTGCGGGTCGGGTCAACGCTCCGTGGCTCGTTAGCGGTGGGCATGGGCAACGTTCCATAGCATGTTGGCCGTCACGCTTTCGGTCTCATCGTCGTCAGAATCGCCAAGCTCCTCATCCAACAATTCCACCTCATCAATGATGGCATCGCTTGGTAAATCCGGCACGTAGAATTTGACGAACTTTGGCACATCGACCACTTGCTCAATCCCCGGTTGCGCCATGCGTTCAATGACCTGTGAATAGCCCTGCGCAAGTTCCATCTGTTCCAGTGCCGTAGTCTCCGCCAACGGCCACCACTTTGCGTGATAGCGTCCAGTGGATGGCGCGGGCAAGGCGCCCCAGCGAATGAGCCGATCAACCAGTGGGCGCAAGACGGTTGGATCGGCCCAGTTGCGCTGGCGCTTGGCAACCCGTTTGGCCCAATTGCGTTCGTCCTGACTGCTTGCAAGTTCGCCCCGTTCGCTGCCAATCAGAATGCGCTTGGGAATGCCGGTTGCACCGCTAATCAACGAGAGAATCAAATCCACGTTGCCGGTTGGGTCTACGACTTCGCTGCCCAGATCCTGATAGTCGATGCCGCGTAATTGCAGGTAGCGCCGCAGACCGTGATCCATCTCGTCTATCTGCTCCTCGAACGCCGTTTCTTCCTCTGGTGATAGGCGTGCGTCAGGCGCAAGCCTGAAAATGCCACCTTTTCGCATGAGCTTCCACGTTGCTTCAGCGCTACCGCCGACGCTCTTCATAATGTCGTCAAGGCGATTATAGACACGCTGCAAGCGGGGAATGCCATACACCTCATTGTCAAGCAGGTTTTCGGCAACGTGGATAATGCGGCTCCAATGCACCTGCATGGTGGTTGTGCCAGCCCCCGTTGTCCCAGCCATCATGGTGACATTGTAAAGCGCTGGCAGCCCATAGCGGGCGTCAGTGGCGTCATTGACAAATGAGTGAATGTCGGCGTTGATCTCAGCAAAAGGCCGCAGGTATAGCACATCAGCGGCGCTGTTCAACCGTTCCACTGGGGCCGACAATGGCGCATCGCCTGCCACGCCGATAAGCAAAGCGCCGTAGCGCCCAACGCCGGTAATCTTGTCAACCCGTTCGCAGTAATGCGCCAGGCGTAGACGTTCTGATAGCGCCGCAAACTCTACTGAAAATGGCGAATCGTCAACCACGTCATCTTCGGTGCCGTCAATGATAGTGACACCATCGCCCCACGTTTCTTCCGCAGGGAAGTCGATAATGCGGGCGGCGATGTCTTCCCGCATGTACTTGGCGAGAAAGTGTTCAAAGAGTAAATCCTTGGGGTAGCCCAGCTTTTCGTAGTAGTCCCGATCTCCCTCAAATTGCTTGCCCAAATAGCCCGCTGCCATGCTGTTGTCGAGCATGGATCGCTGCGCGCGGATACTGCGCACGTTGTTGGCTAGTTGCGGTGCCGGTTGGCGATGCTTGTAGCGGTTGTTGCGTTTGCTCATTTGTTCTTTCTCGTTCCCCATGTACCGGCGGATGTGCCTACTTGCCAACGAATCATTGTCTGCGTGAACGCGTCCACATCGTCATCGTGAGCGCCGTTAGGAAAAATGGCGCAATTCTCTTTGAACTTGTCCACCCAGCCGTACAGCGCCGGATGCGGCAAATAAACATTGTGTGACTCAACGGACGGTGAAGCGGCGTGCGCTCTGGCAATTTTGCCGCCTTCGGGATTGACGGCAATCAGCCCGTCAATCTTGCCGCGCAACAGTTGGATCACCGCTGGCCCGTTGGCTTTATCTTCCACCAGCTTTGCGTAAGATTTGGGCCACTTGGTAGTAAGATCAGTGACGGCTCGGATGGTGGCGTTGATGTCGGCGCGCTCATTGAAATAGTCCAACAGGTACTTACTCACTCCAACCTTGCCCCACACCTGACCCGCAACAAAGTCACTTGTTGATGTGTCCTTGAAGGCCATGTCCCAACTCTGGATCACTTCGTCAAAACTATCGGGCAAGTCTACCGCTTCAACTTCGGTTAGCGTGACAGCTTTGGTTTCCTCGTCTACAATCTCAACCCTGACCGGTGGCAGTTTGACGCCTTTCGGTTTCCAGTAGCGCCAATGCCATTTTTTGAAGATGCCGCCAGCGTCGGGCGACGGTCGTTGCTGTAACTGCCCCGCCACGGCATACCGATCCATGCTGCTTTCCAAATCATCCAACGCTGATGGCGTAAACCGCTCAGGCCAAAGTAACTCACCGGGAACGGTGCGAGGATCACGCCAGCCGATTGACGTTACGCGGTCGGTTGCCTCGTATCGCGCCGGCAAGCATAGAAGCTCATAATGTTGCCCGCCAGTCTTCATCCGGTCTAATAAATGTCCGGTCAAGTCTTCTTGGTGTAGGCGCTGCATGATTACCACCTTGACCACCTTATCAGGGTTGTTACCACGAGTTGACATAGTATTGTCCCACCAGTCGGTAACTGCTTCTCTGGACGCGGGACTGTGGATGTCAGCCGCTTTGCTCGGATCGTCGCAAATCACGAAATCACCGCCGTCGCCTGTCGCCAAACCGCCAACCCCCGTGGCTAACCTGTAGCCCGTCTTGTCATTCTCAAACCGTGTCTTCTGGTTCTGATCGCCGGTCAACTTGAACACATCACCAAAGTTTCGCTGATACCACGGATGGCTAATGATGCGCCGGCATTTTAACGAATCACGAATTGACAAGTTTTCGCCATAGCTACTGAATAACCAACGCGTCTCCGGCTTTGACGCCCAGACCCAGGTAAACCAAAAGACGCAACAGATTAGACTCTTCATGTGCCGTGGCGGGATGTTGATAATCAGATTGCGAATCTCTCCGCGGGTTGCCGCCTCCAAATGTTCGCTGATGGCGTGCAGATGCCACCCGTCAATAAATCGATTACCTGGTTCCACCACATGCCACGCTTGACGGATGTATTCGGCCAAACTCTTACGCGCCAACTCTCTGTCAATCTCATCCAACGTTGGCAGGTTCATCGGTCGCCTTTGCCAACACTGAGCGCAACTGCAAAAGCTCGTCTAGGGATAGCTTGGATAGGTCGGGTTTGTTGGCCGCCTCTGTCTTAATCGGCCCCCCATCTTTGCCCGTCAACTCGCTTTTTACCGGCGCATCCAACCCCAGCAGCTTGCACCGGCGCTCGATGCAACTCATCACGCCAGCGAGAAAGGCGGGGTTGCCGTCGCGCTGCTCTCTCTCCATTGTCGCCCTGACAACGTTGGGCTTGCCGTCCTTGCTCTTGCCGTCGCTCTCCTGGCGCGCC